ATTTTCATCCTCTGTAAAAAACAAATCCGTCTCTATCCCAAGACAAGACGGAGTGTTTTTGAAGAGCACTATTTATCCTTTAAGTTCTCTGTGATTAGTTTTACTTCGCAAGCGTCTGTTACGCAATAGTTTTCACCGGCTGCTTCTACACCCATTCCTGCGTAGATACCTGAGAAGTCAATAGGGAACAACTTCATAGTTCCTTCTTCTTCATATTCCTTCTCGGTAATCTGGGTGTAAGGCATTTGAGGATAAGAGAAGTTTCCTGAAGGTAGGAAAGAGACAGTCTTGAGTTGGCCGTCATACATATGTAGAACAGTGTCAACGTGCTCTGCTTCGGTCTCTGGGTCAAAGGAGACAGTTACTGAAACTGAGTTATCAGACCAATAGCGTTGTGCTGTTGCAGCAAGTGCCATCTTTTCAAAGATAGTGACGTCTCGTTCCGCACGCTTTGCATCAGACTTGATTGGGAAGAAGACGACAGAAGTTGTATCAGGAGATTCTGATGCTGGTTCAACACGATAGTTAGCCATCTTAAATAGCGTAAGCATTGGGTCGTTGTTAGCAAAACGAATTGCGCGATTGAAGTATTCGCCACCTGGAGTCCAGTGAACTCCTGGAGATTCACCTGCAAGAATTGAAACGGTGCCAGAAGGCTTAACCGTTGTCATCTTGATTGATTCACGAATACCAAGCCACTCTGCGTAAGTTGTGTCGTAAGACTTGATAACTTGATAGCCCTCGTCCATCCAAGTGCGAAGAACTGGAAGACCATGAATATCAGCAAAGTTAGCAACACCTGACATTGAAGTTCCAATGCGACGATTGCGCTGCATAATTGCGTTTGTCTCTTCCCAGTGTGTTGGAAGAAGAGTGACGGTCTTGGCGTAAAGATAAGCAAACTTGAGTGTGCGTAGATAATCTTCTTTTGATTCGTGACGATTGAGGTATGTCTCAACAAGTGTGCAGCACTCAAAAGATTCTAGTGATTGCTCAGCGCAAGGGTTGTATCCAGCGATGCGATGGTCTTTGTTGTTAACTGGGTCAGCAAGACGTCCGTATGCTCTTGATACATCCATCCAAACAACTCCAGGTTCACCATTGCGAACAATGCCATCAATGATTGGGTTGAAGTCTGTTCCAACAGATACCTCTACAGAGTTGTTTGACATCCATGCCCAGCCAGGAGATGCAGGGTCGTAGGAGTTGCGCTCTGGATAAACTTCAGCGTTTTTTAGATTAAGAAAATCAGGGTCGTCAATACGACCAATAAGTAATTCAGCAGAGCGACGAACGTTGCCAGAAACAACGCAAACGCCAATAAGATTGCCAATGTCAGCAATATCTTTCCTCGTAACTTTTTCACCAGCACGCCCCTTAAATAGTTTGTGGATGTAGTTGTGTAGTTTCTCTAATGGTTCGTGTCCTGCTGCTGTTCCACCAAAAGTTTTGATTGGCGTTCCTGCTGGGCGGATTTCTTTGTAATCAAATATTGGAGTCTTGCTATCTGGCTTGAGGTAGGCATTGATGAGGGTCGCTGTTGATTCAACCCATCCTTCTCTGGTGTCTGGGATGACATATGTCTCTTCTCCTTGTGGGGCATAGATTGGGAAATCTTTATCTGCTCCCTTGTCGTCAAATCCAACACCAACGCCAAGCATTGATGCTTCCATAAGAAATACAAATGGCTTTGCTGGATTTTGTTTTGTCATTTCTTTTGTTGAAACAAATGCGCAGTTCTGTAGAGCAGCAGAGTTCTTTTGAACATTGACAATCTCTGTTCCCATAACCCAGAGTCCGCGTCCTGGAGGGCTAAACTTCAATTCAAATAAACGGTCAAAGAACTCTTTAGCAGATGCTGCTGCTTTAGTGTCTGACCAAGGAAGACGCTGTTGTTTAGCGTAATCTTTTTGAATTGAGTAAGTTCCGTTTGTTACTCGCTCACAAACTTCTGCCCAAGTTTCTTTTGTTCCATCTTCTTTCTTACGAGAATATGTGCGTAAGAAAGTAATTTCTCCTACAGAGTTTCCTGCCGCGTCTCGGTATCCAAATGGTGCTTGCTTGTCTTTATAGGAGCCGACGAAATCCTCTGACAACTTGAAGGAAAAATTAATAGACACTTAGGCCCCTCTCAACGGAAAAATGATTGTTACAAACCCTTGGCGAACGCCTTGGACGGAAATACTAGCAAAGCCTAAATGAGACGTAGTTGTGAGGACTCGTCCAACTTTTCATTATTATCTTCCTCAGGTATCTGATTAAGAATAATAGCGTTGGCTAATTCAAGCCCAGCAAGGAGTTGTGTAGGTAAACCTGCTTCTTTAACAACTGCAATTTTAGTTTGTAGTTGGGCAGAAAGTTTGTTTCTTGTTTCATATTCAATCCTGGAACGAAACTCATCGTAATTGCTCCAACGAACTGCTACATCATCAGACATGGTTTTCGTCCTTTTCTATCGCTTCTAAAATCAAGAACTCTTGTAAGTCTATAACATCAATTCCACAAGCGCGAGCAACCTCAACCTCAAGTAGAGCCCCAGAGGATTGTTGCCAGTTGGGGAGGGTTACAACCATTTGGCAATCTAAAACTGCTTTAATGTCTTCACGCATATAAGTCTCTTTAGGTAGGTCTTGTTTACCATCAAAACACTCTGCTGGATTGAAAACTTCGTAACCGTGTGAACGAATAAGTTCGGCGGTTTTATGGAACTCTGGATAATTAAAATCTGGATAACCAGTCATTGGCCCAGATAAATAAATCTTTGCTTTCATGATGTCCCTAGTGTCTATGAGTGTAGATAATCAAATCTTTCTTTTTACAACCAGTATGTTCACACCACAATTCGCTAGAGTTGAAGTATGTAAGCATCTCTTCTAAATCTTCGCGGATAAGAACAATTTGGCTGTCGTCTCTATCTCTTTCAAACTCTATAGGATTTTGTTCTGGAGACCAACCCCTATCAGCCATAATCTTTTCGGCTATCTCCCAAAGGAGTTTTTTACTTACCTTTATCATTCAATTTCTGCTTCAGCGTCTGTGCCTGTAACTAGGTGACCGATAGGGAAAGAACCTGCCCATAAAGCCAGACAATCCATTGAATAGAAATAAAGCATCCCTGTATTAGTAATAACGGTGACAAACTCTGTGCCTTTTGCTCCCCGTATGTAGTGGGTTGGACAATTCACAAAGTCGCAAGTAAAATCCAAAACATCTAAATCATCCTCAAAAGCCATAGGAAGATATTAACAGAAGGAGTAGGCTAAGAACATGACAACACACCGCGATGTAGTGATTTGCACTCCTGGACATTCAATGAAGGCTGCTTATGTAAAGAGCCTAATTCACACTATAAAACGCTTAGAAGAAGAGGGTATTAGTTATACCTTTGTCAGCGAATACTCTTCATTTGTTCCCCATGCTAGAGAGGCAACAATTCTTGCCAATAGAAGTGCAGGAGAGAAAAAGTCAGATTACTTAGATTCTCCAATTTTGCAAGGGATTACCTACAACAAAATATTTTGGATTGACTCTGATATTTCTTGGACCCCTGATGATTTTATGAAGTTGTATAGGTCAGAACATAAAATCATCTCTGGAGTCTATGCCGCCACCCTAGATGGCGATTTATGTGTCTTTTATGAGGGCGAAGACAGTATGCCTAGATTCCATAAAAAGAAGAACTTTTTGGGATTTATCCCTGAAGGTGAAGAAGTTGTTTCTATCTTCACTGCCGGATTTGGATTTCTATGTGTGGCAGCGGGGGTTTTTGAGAGTATGGAGAGGCCATACTTTAACATAGAGAGTGTTTCTTGGCACGGAGTCTCTACATCTGTAGGGGAAGACTTTTCGTGGTGTATTAAGGCGAAAAGGGCTGGCTATGAAATTATGTGCGATAGGTCGGTAAAGGTTCAGCACCATAAAGAGATTGGATATGTCCTATGAGTCCTGTAGAGGGAGAGAACAGAGTTTTAATTGCTACCCCTGGTTCTGGGGCAAAGATGGAGTATGTCAAGAGTTTGGTCAAGACCTGTAGGGCTTTAGATGGGTGGGGCATCAAATATGATTTCATATCACAATACTCCTCTTTTGTGCCAACCGCTAGAGAGTTAACCGCTCTCAATAAAACTCAGCACGACTACTCCGAGGGAGTCGCGGTTGCTGGCGGTATTGCCTATAAGAAAATCTTTTGGATTGATTCAGATATTGAGTGGGAGCCTGAAGACTTCCTAAAGTTGTGGGATTCAGAACTAGATATTGTTTCTGGTTTATATCAGTTGGACTCTGCTGGAACTGTGGCGGTCAACTACCCTAATGAGAGGGGAGTTCCAACGAGGGTCAATAAGGTTGAGTTTCTATTACATAGCGAACCCGTTGAAGTAGGGGGAGTTGGTTTTGGCTTTGTAGCGGTCAAGGCTGGGGTATTTGAGAAAATGGAGAGACCTTGGTTCCTGATAAATCGTGTCCAATGGGAAGAGGGACGAGAGATGCGAGTCAATGTCGGTGAGGATTATTCTTGGTGTGCTAATGCTACAAGGGCTGGGTTTAAGATTTTTATAGACCCCCTAGTCAAGGTCAAGCACCATAAAGAAATTGCTTATGAAGTTTGAGAGAGATAAATATAAATCTATTATAAAAGATGTAGCCTCTGCTCCTATACATGTAAAGATAGTAGTTGGGCTATTAGTTCTATACCTAGCATCTCCAATAGATTTGATTCCTGACTTTATCCCTGTCATAGGACAAATGGATGATGCTTTGATACTTGCTTTTACTCTGCGATACATCAAAAAACATACAAAAAAGTAATCTGACAACCAAAATATATCTGTTAGTTTAGAGTATGGTTGTCAAGTTTTTGGACGGATTTTGTCAAGTAATTTGACACTTTGATAAGTTATTTGTAGTTTATAAATAAAAAAATATTTGTTGTGGCTCTGAATATATTTTAGTGGAAAAATTAGCGATACTTAGATACATAAATACATGGTGAACCTTTTGGGTGGATTTGAGCGTATTTTATGTATAAAGGTATTCAAGTATTGCTATGTATTACATATATTGCTAAGTATATTTCCCAGACCTCCTTAAGGGCCCCCACGCGTACGTTAAGGAAATATACTTGGTAATACTTGAATTACATGACAATACTTTTATGTGATAGTATTAGGTTAGAAAAAAGTGCTATTTGACAGTATGACGATTATGATAGTGTTATAGTTCTTTTAGATTTTATTATTGCTGAAATTCATTGAATGTTGAATAGACAGATACTTGTCAGAGGGTGTATTGTTTATTTGACAAAGGACGGTAATGACATGAGTAACGGCTCAGATGAATTTCCAAAGGTAGATGCCTCTGGGATACCAACTCCTGTTTGCCCTGTCTGTGGAGGTGAGTGGTTAGTAATTCCAGTGAAGTTCTGTAGAGACAGTTACACCATTGGAATGTGGGGAGTAGATGGATATTGCTACTCCTGTAAATCAAAACTTACTGCTTGCACTCCTTTAGATTTCCCTAACGGTTGGGGAAACTTTCCAGGAGGAGAAATTGATGAGTGAGCAAGGTAGAGAGATGGAAGGCAACGACCTGATTGATGAGATGGCCTTTGCTTTGATGAAGTGGTGGTTTCCTAAAAACAAACCAACTGGTGATGATTTGGAGAAGTGGACAGAGATTGCCTTGGGAGATGCCAACGCAATTTATGAACACCTAAAGAAAGTTGGAGTGGTTCAAGAGGTATGAGCGAAAATATAATGAGTTGGCAGTTTAGTGCTATTGAAGTAGTTGGGCTCTGGGTAATCTGCTTTTTTGCCTGTCTATTTGCAATTGGCACTATGAGATGGTGGGATAGGGTTCTGAAGCGAAGAATGATGGAAGATTTCCTATCTCATATCCAACAGAAGATTCAGACTGAAGAAGAATTTCAAGACATAATAGAACAGATGCGGAGGGACTTTGGTGGTGGACCAACAGGGAACAACTAGCAGATGGAGTAAAGAACAACTTGAGGTTCTAGCCAAGATGGGTATTGATGCTCAGAGCGCAGATAACATCGTTGAGGATTTGTCTGGAACTAGAAAACAACGCAGACTCCAAAAAGGTATCTGCATTTGCGGACACGGCGCTAATAGACATAAACGCAATGCTCAAGGTCAAGTTATTTGCCAAGTCAATATTCGCTACTGCCATTGCCACAAGTTCCGTGCAGTGATAACCGCTAGCACTCTCAACCCATTTGCCAGAGTCTCGGATGGCAATGCAACCCAGCACGCCTTGATTCGTGGGATAGTTGCATTGATGGAAAGTGGTGGAACCTTCAATTGGAACGATGGCGCATACATCTGTTCTGTCTGTGGAGTAACTGATGCTGTCTATCCAGTTATTATAGATGGAGAAGGTAGACCAGCCGAACCGAACAAAGATATTCTCTTTGACCGCTACGATATTTTGCTCTGCCAACAATGCGATGTAGCGCTACAAACAACAGGGAGACTTCCTAACCATGAATAAAACAGAGTTGAAAAAAGTCATTGCTGAATACCTAACTGGAATGATTATGGATGGAAGTCTAAAACCAGATTCCACTCCTGACTTGATTTCTTTTATAGAGGAAGCCATTGACAACAGAGAACAACATCTCATCAATGGACTTGCTGATTTGGCTCAGACTTGGGAAGCATCTATGGGAGAAGACGATAAAAGTCTATACACCCTAGGACTAAGACGAGCCATTGACTTGATTCGTGAAAGTGATTACAAGCCAATCAATGGTGCTGATGTTAGAGACTTCCAAAGGCCGTTTGACCACCGTGAGTAGCCACGTCAGAAAATCTTATTGCGTCCTATGCGATAGCAAAATACCAGTCAGAGTTACCTACCTCTATGAAAAAGAACTCAACGGTTGGCTATGTAAACCATGTTGGAATGACAGGAATGACGCACCAAAAACAAATCTCAAAAGCACTTTGCCCTAATATTTTCTAATATTTTTTCTATACAATAAACAATAGATTTAGGCTCTTTGCTACGCTCAAATGCGCCCTTGTTAAGTAAAAACTCTTTATGTCTCCGCGTTTTCACAAAAATCTTTTCCCATCATATCTGCTAATGTCTGTTATTGACGTGAGAACCTTCCAACTCACAGAAACGAGTAACAACATGAACAAGGCAATGATTGAGTCCTACCTCCGCAACCTCCTAGGCCAAATTGTTGGCGCAGTGATGGTCGTCTCTCAGACAAGTGGAATTTCCAGTCCTTTAGAATTTGGACAGGGAGAGTGGCTCTTGGTTGCTAATGCTCTTTGGGCATCCCTTATCCCAGTAGCCCTTCGCTACGTCAACAAGAAAGACCCTGCTTTCGGCAGAGTCGCTACAGTTGTTGCGAAGGAAGCAGAGAAGAAACTTTCTGCTGCCACAGCAAAGGCGACAAAGGCAGCCCCAAAGAAAACCGCCAAGAAGAAATAATAAAAACTAAATAAGTGGCTTGTCCCGCCCTACGGTAAAAATAATTTATAAAATAATCCCGTAGGGGGGCCAAGTCCGTAAAGGGAAGCAAAAAGTAAAAATGACCGACGACTTGGCACCAACTACAAACAACGAAGAAGAAGGCAGCGGCCTTCCAGACATCACAACACCTGTTGACCTTCGGCCTGACTTAACCGAGTTTGGTATTATTGAATATGACCGCGGCGTCTGCGAGGACACCTTTGAGAACCGTCAGATACTCAGAGCCGCCAACTTCACCTGGGATTACGTCTACGACCAACTAGGACACTCAACGGGTCTCATCTCGGCTCGCTCCAAGGAACAACTCCGCGAGCGCCGGCTTGTCAATTTTTCAGAACGTCGTCCGCTGCTAACGGACCCAACTAATAACAACTCAGACTTCTTAACGGGCCTGGACCTCATCATTGACCGTGATGCTTGCAAAATCACCCCACCGTGGGTAGTTGCTGCCACCCGTGCCTACCTTGAGGAACAGGAACAAGGCGGGCCAAAATCTGAACGGCGAGCACCTAAAGGTCTACCACATCGCTGCAAGACTGTCAAGTCTGACGGCTTGCGTTGTTTGATGTGGGCATCTGGTCGTCTCAAGGATGACGGCTTGTGTCGCTACCATCTTAAGTTCAACCGTCGCCCTGGAGGAGACATTGAACGGGCACGTCAGAAAATTGTTCAGTCAGCCCCCTATGCTGTGGATAAACTAGAAGAACTTCTTGATGCTCAGTCAGAGCCAGTCCAACTCAAAGCCGCTACCGAAATCCTTGACCGTGCCGGCGTGCGAGGTGGGATTGAACTTAACGTTGAGGTTGAGAGTAACGGCCCGTCCCCACACGAGGTCATCGCTGCAAGAATGGAACAACTTAGGATTGCTGCGCTGCACGCCATCGCAGATGCAAGCCCAGAAACAAAAATCATAGATGCAGAACCGATAGTTGAAGTTTCAACTAACGGCGAGCCCGAGGAGGCTGAAGACCGTTGACTACAAACAATTTCCTAGAGTTGCTCCAGGAACATGCTGACCGCTGCATCGCAGACATTCCAGAGGCAACAGACCGGCAAGCGCATATCCGCTCAACGGCTCGCGCTAACGAAGCACAGAACTTACTTGAACTTTACAAACTAGACCGTGCTGATGCACAGTCTAGTTAGTAAAAAGTAAAAAGTCAAATCAAGGCTAACCGCAAGGCCGGCGTGCGCTTAGCCAAAAAGTAAAAAGCGGCGAGAGATTAGGAGCAGGTATATGGATATGGAGCAGGTATTAACCGATTGCTTCTGGTGTGGGACGCTGTATGAGAAAGCCGCGTATAACCGTTGCCCAGGTTGTTCAACTACAGTAGAGATGGGTGTTATTAACATAACCGATGCTCCAACCGCTGAGCACCAGGTTACTGACCAGTAACTAAAGTTGTTCGCATCTGCTTGCAGCCAGATGGTAACAAATGATACTTTTAGTAAACCGTTAGTTGTAAAGATGTATTCGTCTAGCCAGGACTAACTGGCACACAAGGACTAATGGGACGCATCGGGCCAGGTAACGAGGAAACAACAGTTAATGATGTTGTTCGTAGTTGCAGGGCCGCCACTGAAACCTCCGCCTCCACCACCACCATCTCCACCTGATAGGCAAAAAGTAAAAACACAGATGTCTGCATCTGGGAGGAGCCACCACTGCAAGATGTCCATGAATTGTTTGTAGTTGCAACCAGGCGGCCGGTCTTCTGAGCGGCGAGCGTGTGGATTTGACTTAAAGGTTTTCTATCACTAGACTCCGCTTTGCGGCTCCGCCGCAAAGTCAACTACAAACAATTCAACAACTTGCAACAGCGGCCAGGCAGCAGCGGCGAGCGCTTACTACATAACGGCGTGCCCCTATTGACATAACGGCTTGTGCTGCGTATAGTGCTCTTTATGTTAGAAGCATTGATTGCAAAAGTCCTACTGGACATTGACCGTAGCCAACGAGACTACGAAGTAAATATGAACCGTGCCCAAAGAAGTGCTGACTTCTGGAATGAAGTTACTTATTTCTTTTGGGACAAGATAACGGGAAGGAGGAACCGATGACTGGTCTAAACAAATACATCTGGCGAGCGCTCTTTGCATTAGCGGCAAGAGAAGAAAAGAAGCAAGCAAAGCGCTTACAAAAAGTAAAATAAAAATAACGGCCTGTCTATTGACAGCGGCGTGCGCTAACCGTTACTGTTTTTATTAACCGCTAAAAAGTAAAAGCGGCGAGAGATAGAGAGACGAATAATGCAGACGTTCCTGCCATACCCAGATTTCCGTGAAACCGCTAGTGTGCTGGACTACCGCAGACTAGGTAAGCAACGGGTGGAAGCATTTCAAATACTTAGAGCCATGAACGGTGAGACACGAGGATGGAGGAACCATCCTGCCACGCTAATGTGGAACGGACACGAAACCGCACTCTGCCTGTATGCCATTGCGATATGTGATGAGTGGATTGCCCGTGGATATAAAGACACGATGAGACCGAGGTTCGTTGATGTCCTGGAGGGCCTGGCCCTGCAACAACAAACAACTTATCCATCTTGGCTTGGCGGCGAAGATTTCCATAAGTCCCATCAGTCAAACTTGATTCGTAAATTTCCAGAACACTACCAACACCTATGGCCTGATGTTCCAAACAACTTGGAGTATGTCTGGCCGACACCAGAACCAAGAGTTGACAATTTGATTCTCGTGGGTGTATAGTCTGCTTATCTTCAGAGGAAGGAGATAAAGTGGATACAGCGAAAGTATCGCAAGTCCCTAACTGCGATTTCTGCGGCAACCCTGCGGAATATGACGCACAAACAAAAATGGGTCCTTGGGCATATATGTGCGACTCGGACTATGAAACACACTCTACTGGCAGACTAGGTCTAGGCTTTGGTCAGAAGTTGGTGGTGGCGTAATGGCTAACTACACAACAGTCAGAGAACTCATTGATAATCTTCTCAAGGAAGAAGATTTGGATTCTCCAGTAATTTATCAATACTACTTAGGAGAACATTTTGATGTATCAGATAAAGTATTTGCTGAAGTAGCAAAGGAATTTGATTCTATGATTCCTTCTCTTTCAGATGCCTATGACGCAATTGCACAGGCAGTAGCGGAAAAGGATGACTCTGATGGGATTTGATTTAGTAAGAGAACGATTAGTTGATGCTAAAGCAATTGCTTGGGACGATTGTCATAAGATTTATTTGTTGATGGATGATGAACAAGTAGAACTGATGCGTGAGTATCGCTACGACACACTCATCACAAAAGAAGAAAAAACACCCGAAGAAATGTTTGACCTCTTACAAGAGTGGTTTGATGATTCCTGCGGTCTTAGATTTATTCAAGCAGTAAGCACTAACTACGAAGACCCTAACGAGGGTTTTGAGTCGCTCATCGGACAATTTGAGTACGAGGAGGCTATGTAATGACTACAGCAGAGAAAGGCATAGATGTCAGAGTTATTGAAGATTCGGGATGGAAGTCAATCCACCAAACCCGCGAAATCTCGGTTGAGCATAGTGGAAACACATACAACTACCGAAGATGGGTTCGGATTCCAACACACAAATACGAGGACTATGACATTGGAGATGAATGGGGTAAGGATTACCAACACATTGACAACAAAGATGTCCCGCAAGAAGTTATCCAATTTGTAAATGATTTCTTTGAGGAGAACTGATGGGAAGAAAAGTAATCGCAAAGATTCAATTTGAATTTGACGAGGACTTAGCCAATGAGGGCTTGGACACTCCAATGACAGATGAAGAATTAGTAAGCCACGCTATTGACAATTATATTGATGATGTGTATAGTATGGTCAAATACAACGAATTGCACGAGGCGGTTCGTGTAGAGATAGTAAAGGGGTAAACAGATGGGCCAATACCATCACTTAGTAAATGTAGATAAGAAAGAAGTAGTAAATCCACACGGGCTCGGCTTGGGTCTAAAGCAATGGGAACACATTGGATTTGAGGGCGGCACGCTCGCGGATGCTATGTATATCTTGATGATGACAAGTCCATACCGCGGTGGTGGGGATTTACCAGAAACCGAAATCTCTGGTCGCTGGACAGGCGACAGAGTTCTAGTATTGGGTGATTACACAGAGGACTCCGATGTGCCGTCAATCCCAAATGTCGGCTCGCTCTATCGTGAAAGCGAGGGCTACACCGACATAACCGAGATGGTTGCTCAAGCGTTTGAAACCGTATTCCGCGTTCGCATTAGTGGCGATGGTTGGAAACGGCGCGAGCGTTTAGAAGCCATCTAACCTTTCTCTAAGACGCGAAAACGGCTTGCCCTAACGGGGGCAAGTCGTTTTTGCTGTACGCACATAACGGCACGCCCTTACCTATAACGGGAGGAGAGTTCGCCGCGGGCACGAGAACCGCAAGTTATTTGGATGTCGCCCTGCAAGGCGTACCCACCAAAAAGTAAAAATGAAAACTGGCGAGCGCAAAGTGTGTGTAGCCAAAAAGTAAAAACGCAGATGTCGTAACGGGTGCTGTCGTAGATGCGTAAGTTGTTCGTAACTTGACAAACAGAACCGTTTTATGTATGATGGTGCTATGAAAAAAGTAAAACCACTTGACGGCTTGCTTCGCTTGCGAGGTCGCTTTGTGCTGAACCAAAAAGCACAAGTGTTTGCCGACAAGAGGAGTAAGCGAAATAAAACTCGCGCCGAACAAAAACGGCGTGCCTTAGAGGAGGAGTAAAAAGTAAAAATGACAACAACGACAAAAGACACAACACAACAACGCTGGAACGCTGGTTACTACTCTGCGCTCAATGGCGCAACTATTGTTAGGTTCTTAGGAACAGATGAAGACGAGTTTGGCGGTAGAGGGTTTCCTATGTTTGAAGTCAAACTTGCTAATGGTGAGTTAGTAGAACTTGTTGTATCCCAAGACGAAGAAGGAAATGGCGGTGGGTTCTTGTTTGGACTTCCCGACTACACACTTCCCGAGTTTCGGAAGTAACTTGACAATACAATAAAAATAGTTATACTTAGATTGTCTTTAGAGAAAGGGACATAAATGCCAAACTGGGTATTCAACTCACTCTCAATAGAGGGTGATGAAGAACAAATCAAAAAAGTAAAAGCACAACTCAATGCGCCATACGAGCGTAGGTTTGAGAGCAAAGAAGAAGTAACTAAATACTCAAACCCAATCTTTTCGTTCTGGAACATTGTCCGACCACCTGCCGACAAAATAGAAGAGTATGAAGGCGTACACGGATACGCTGATGGTGAGCGACAAGGTGATGGTGAGTTCAACTGGTATAACTTCAATAATCGTGAGTGGGGAACTAAATGGGATGTGGCAATCTCTGACGATAACAAGTTTCCTGAAACAACAATGACAGATGGCGAAACTTTAGTTACATACAATTTCCAAACTGCGTGGTCTCCACCTGTTGAAGCCATTGAAAAACTTTCGGAACAACACCCTGAACTAACAATAACTTTAGATTGGGAAGAAGAACAAGGTTTCGGTGGTGTCTATGTTTTCCAAGAAGGCTCGCACTATGTTGATAAAGAGTGGGACATACCTAACTCTCACGAAGACTATGTTGAGCGAGACAATGTAGATGGTTGTGTCTGCTCATACGAAGAAGACACAGATGAGTGGTATGACGATTGCCCCGGCAAAAAATTAGTTATTGAACTCTCTGCCATAAAAGATGTTGAAGTTGCTAAAAACTAAAAGTCGTGTAAGATTAGAAAAAGAAAGGGGGAACAACTTATGGCATACCTATCCATAAAAGGTGTTGCGTGGAGTTCATCTATTACAGATGAAATGATTACTCATCTAAGCGACAATGAAATCAGTTTGCTTATCAACTCTCTCAATGACGCAGTTGAGCAAATCTGTAATGATTACGAAATCAAGTAACGAAAGGAAAAAGTAAAAGTGGGAACAACTTACTTCGCCATAGATGGAAACTATGGAGACGCAGATGGCATTGTGATTGTTGAGACTTCCGAGTGGTCGGAAGATGATTGGAGTGCTATTGAGATGGCAGGGGACGCTGATAGGGCTTCGGTTGCTTATGCGCTCGCCAAGTCAGACGAACAACAGAGGGCAGAAATCCATCAGGCAGTTATGGAAGACGACCTTGACGCTCAATTTGACAAAGCAGTAGAAAGAGAGTAGTATTAGGCGGTTAGGGCAGGAAACCCCTGCCCGACACGCTTGGGCTAGGATTTGACAATCTGCTAGGGCTGGGTGTAAAGTTCGGGGTATAACTAAATAACAACTGAATAAATGACAAAAGGACATAAACGAAAGGACACTATGTTAGACAAAGAAGCAAAGGTTCAGGGGGTTGCGGTCTATGCCGAGTTCGTAAGAGCAGGTGAGACAACGCAAATGCTTATCACTCCTGATTGTTATACAAACACAGGAACACTTATTCCTATGGCAATCCATAGACGAGTAGTAACTCCTGCTTCACTAAAGAAACAATGGCGTAGCACTTCACTTCGGCAGATGTTTGACCAAGTAAAAGAAGTACACGCAGTTGGAACGCAAATGGCTGATGAAAAGATTACAGAGTTTGCGGAAAATCGTATGCGCTACTCCTTCTCATTTTTTGATGAGATGTTGAAACACGGCTGGGTTATTCGCCAAGAACCTATCTTGGTAGAACTATCTAAGTATGACGCTGACGATTTAGTCAAAGGACACACTCCAAGTCGTGTTCTTTATCGTGTAGGTATTTCGCGGAAAGCACTTGGCTTTCCAAAAGAGTTAGTCTAAGAGGGGGCTACACTATGGATACAGTAAATGTGAAAGAGCGATACAACGCTCTAACACCCAACGCTTCTCCTACTCTATGGGAAATCATTGAGCAGGTTTCAGCGTCAGGTATAAACGAAAAAGCAAGTAAGGAACTTGCTTCCAAAGTTCTTCCAACAGGTCGTTATGTTGAAAGAGCAGTTGGCGCAGAACGCGCCCCACGCGGTTCTAGGGTGAGAAAGGATTTGCCAATGGTAGAAGCAATCGTTGGTGGTGCTGACACTTACAAGCGACCAAATGGTTCTATGTATCACGCTCGCCTATGGGGAGAGCATAAAGATGTAGAAGTTCTCAAACTTGCTTACGAAACTACAAAGAGAAGTTTCGCAGGTGAAGAAGTAAATCCAATGTTTCCACTTCTCTATGGTGCGCCAGGTACAGGAAAAACTGCGCTAGTAGAAGCAACTTTCGGAGACAACATTGAAACCTTGATTGGACACGGAGACATTGAAGCCTCTGACCTAATTGGTTCTTATGTCCAAACTCCAAGTGGAAACTTTGAGTGGGTTGATGGTGGATTACTTCGCGCTATGGAAGAAGGTAAAACTTATTTCGTAGATGAGATTGGTCTTATTGACCCTAAGGTTCTAGCAATTCTTTATGGTGCTATGGACGGACGCAGAGAAGTTGTTGTCTCTACAAATCCTGAACGCGGAGTAGTAAAGGCACACGCCAACTTCTTCGTAGTGGCTGCGACAAATCCTAACGCTCCCGGAGTTCGTCTCTCGGAAGCATTACTTTCTCGCTTCACAGTTCAAGCAGAAATGACTACTGACTACGCACTCGCAAAGAAGTTGGGTGTTCCAAGTTTGCTAATCACTTCAGCACAAAATCTTTATCGCAAGCAACTTGCGAACGAAGTTTCTTGGTCGCCACAAATGCGAGAACTCCTTGCGTTCCGCGACATAGCAACAACTTTCGGAACAAAGTTTGCGTTACAGAACTTGATTTCTTCCGCACCTGAAAGCGACAGAGCGAGTATCTCTGATGTTCTCTCTCGCGCCTTCGGTGAGGAAGTCAAACCTGCGAAAATCTAACCCCCTTAGATACGCAGGTTCGGGGGGTGGGTTGAGTGTCCTTCTCCCACCCCCTTCCCCCAACTTGACAAAAGGACATAAAAATGGAATACTATGGGTATTGGTGGATTGGAAGCCACTAATAGAAAAGGGAAAATGATGGAACATTTAGTAAGTGGTGAGACTAAGTTTGAGGCTACTCCTAGAGAGTGGCTGAAAGTTGGTAGAGAAGTAGCAACGCTCACAAACAGATTAGCGTTGCGTGATGACATTATTGCGTATGTAGGAAATGGCGCAGGTGGCGAAGCCCCTGCTCGCTTCAATCCTGCGCTCGCAGAAGTTGAAGTAAATGTAAATAAAGTTTTTGGTGAAGGTGTAAATCCTGATTTCGTAGGAGACATAACACTTCGCAAAACACAATACGAGTATCCAATGGCAACAGGTGCGATTTCGCACGAAGCCTTCCACGCTCGCTTCTCATTATGGTCTATGCCAAATGCTCACGCAGAGTTGAAGAAAGATGAGTATGAGGCTCTAGTGTTGTTAGAAGAAGGTCGCATTGAGTATCAAGGCGTTCAATCAAACTTTCGTTCTCGCGTATTCCTACGCTCTAGTGCGTTGGAGTTAGCGATTGGAGACGCAAGAGAAGCATTTGATAAGAAGCAACCAACACAAGCAATCGCACACTTGATTGGTCTGGTACACGCTCGCGTTATCGCAGGTGTGTTAGATGAAGATGAAGTAGCAGACATTTATGAGTGGGTTCAAGAACAGATTGGTTTAGAAAATGTAGAAGCCTTCTGCGACATTATTCGTCCTTTCCAAACTCACGCAAACCACAAAGACGCAACAGAACTTTATCCACTAGCAAAAGCGTGGGCAGAGTTAGTTCGTAAGATTATGAACGAACGCGGTGAGCAGGAAAATCCTGAAGGTGGTTGCGGTATGCCTCTACCAAAAGAGATGGTTGAGGAAATCCTTGAGAAGATGAGTGAAGCAGGTGTCGCAGTTGAAATCGCTAACTATGGTGATTTAGCAGACCAAGAGCAGGGCGAAGATTACAAAGAACAAGCAGAAGCAAAACACAACGAAGCCAAAGAACAGGCAGAGAACAAAGAAGTTGCGAGCAAAGTCTTTGACAAATCAACAGGTCCCGGAACAACTAAGACACTTAGCAGATTAGTTGAGCAGAGAGAAGCAACTCCACAAGAGCGTTCTGCTTCGGTAATTATTTCTCGCTTACTTGAAAAAGCAAAGTATCGTGAGCGAGATGAAATGATTATTGCGAGCGCAACTCCTCCGGGAAAACTTCGCACGAAAGCGATTATTCAGAATAAGGCACTCCGCGCTCGCGGTGTGTATAAGGCAGAAAATCCTTTCCGCAAAACAGTTCGCAAGCACACAGACGAACCAACACTTACAGTTGGAATTATGTGCGACATTTCAGGTTCAATGGGTTCTGCTATGAAGCCAATGGCGACAACTGCGTGGGTTATGAGTGAAGCAACTCGGCGCATACAAGGTAAGTGCGCTATGGTCTATTACGGAAATGATGTGTTCCCAACACTAAAGGTTGGACAGAAACTAGAACAGGTAAGTGTTTATACTGCTAGTGATGGAACTGAAAAGTTCTACAAAGCATTTCAAGCAATAGATGGCGCACTCAATCTACTTCACGGAAATGGTGCGAGATTGTTAGTTATTGTTTCTGATGGAGAATACACTTCAGATGAAACACGATTAGCAAAAGAGATTATCAAGAAGTGCGAAAAAGCAGGTGTTGGCGTTCTATGGTTGCCATTTGATAGTGGCTTCAGAGCGCGAGAACTTGGACAAGGTTATGCGAAAGTTGTTTCAGAGATTACTGACCCTGTTCAAGCAAGCGAAGTTATTGGTCGCTCTGCTATGGAAGTAATGACGAGAGTTGGACAGAGGGCAGTTGCCTAATGTTCTAACAGGTGTTGGCTCGGTGATAGGCGTAGGAGTGTCCTTCCAAGCACAAAAAACCTATTCCTTCATCTCTCACCACAGAGCCGAGCCAACACATCTAAAAAGTAAAAGGGGAAACAAATGACGACAACAGACGAAGAAGTAAAAATAACTTATCACTTGGGGTTTGACCCGCACCCAAACCAACAGGACGCAATCTTCTATACAGGTCTGGGTTGTGTCGCAACAGTTGATTACAAAGGTTTTCAAGTTGATGTTTATTGTGATGGCGAGACAAGAGCAAATCTTTTAGACGCACCACAAGGAGAAGTTGTTTCTAGTTTGTTTTCGCCAACAGATTTCATTGACGCTGGTATAGATACAGATGATGCTCTTGAAATGGCGAACAACCAAGAACTTCTTGATTGGGTAAATAACTCTTGGTTTGATTTGTATTGCTATGGCGAACACCTAGACGCGGTTGAACACGAACTAGATGAGATACTCAAAGTTGCTGAAGTCTATGTAAGAGACAGGGCGCACTCTGAAAAAATCATAAATGGAGAACTTGACAATTTAGATTGAAACCTTTATACTAAAGAAAAGAGAGGAAGGGAAAAAGTAAAAATGCACGTTTGCCAAATAATGTTGGTTGAAGCAGAGGACGGCGCGGACGCTATCTCTGAAGTCAAAAGTTACATAACTTTTTCGGAAGAGGCGTATCCAACTTGGTCTGATTGGCACGAAGTCGGTGGCAGGTGGGACGGATTGTTTGACGGCTGGGAAGCAGAACGAAATGCTCTCTGCTATACCGAGAACCCATTACTTGCTGAAGACATAATCAAACAGTTCGCTAAAGGTCGGCAAGTAGAAATGAACCGATACTTAGCGGAGGTAACGGCAGAGGACTTTGACCTAGCCAAAATGGTTGAGAACTATAACCCTGAAGACTATGACTACGGCATTGGTATGAAGGCTTGGACTTTGGCACGGCTAGGAAAACTTCTAGCAAACGATTGGACTTCAGATACGGGCGTCTTTGACTTGAAGGAAGGCTCGGCAAATCTTCGCCACTTCAGAGACCGGCTCGCCCTTGAACCGAACAAACAATTTTTAGTTCCTGTTGATTTCCACTTCTAACGGCAAGGAAAGGAAAAAGTAAAAATGATTGTGTGTAAGAAATGTGGCTGGGAGATACGGCAAGATTTCGGTATGTGGCTAGACCAATACGAAGGGCTAGTCTGCGATTTCGTTGGTGATGTTCCAAGACCGCATAGACCGCGTATTGAAATGCGAACTCCGAACAACTCGGAACTCGCTGTCGCCTAAGAGAGGAAGCAAAAAGTAAAAATGAAAGTCCAAGATTTACTAGAGCAGTTGAAAGCATACGAACCTGAAACCGAACTCATTGTCGCTTATTGGGATAAAGAGACGATTGAAAGTTATGGTGCGCCAACTATGAACGAAGACCAATGGCAACAAGTTGTGGAAGATTACGAAGACGGAGAGTGGCATTGGCAAGGTTCTGCCGGTGATGACTTCGTTGAAATCGCAGAGAAAGTGATTGCTACTGATGAGTAACAAACGCTGGAGAGCAACTTTCATTTCTCACTTTGGACAGGACATAGAAGCAGAGACCCTAAGGGAAGCAGAGGCTAAAGCCCTTGCGTGGCTACAAGAAGAGTATGGATACGACCTTGCGAAAGCCACAGAGTTTGAGGTAGAGCCTACTGACGAGTAATAAACTATGTGATGTAAAACACATAGGCAAATGCTTGTTTGGATTTGCTTTTCGGGAAGACTTCGTTTATTATTCGTGTTAGTTAGTGAGCAAGGCTCTCAAACTATTGGAGTGAAAAGGTTTCTCTCCTAAATGACGAAAGGACGCTCGTGTCTCCAAAAAAGACAGTAGTGGTTGAAGTTTCAACTACTAAGGTGCTTGATAGCACACCTGCGGAAGCAAAGAAGGCTAAGCAAGCCCTTGAACTTCTCGCAAGCGCAAAGCGCACAAAAGCCCTAGCAGAGAAGGCGTATGAGGAAGCGCAAGCAGAACTCTACACACTTCTTGGCTACAAAAAGGTTGGCTCTTCTTGGATTGGTATTGCCACAGAAGGCACAATCGCTGGTGTTCCAGTTGTAGTAATCGGAACACAAACTCGTGAGAACCTCAACAAAGAGGAACTTCTCAAAGCAAATCCACATCTTGTTGATGTGTTCGCTGAACACACCACAGACAAAATCGTTCAAGTGATGAAAACTCCACAACACAAGAACGAAGCAAGCCTTGACGAGGCAGTTGCCACACTACTTGCGCTAACAGGAGCAAGTAAGTAATTATCTAAAGTTGAAAGCCCCCGCAGGTGTTGCGGGGGTTTTCTTCATAGAGAAAAGGAACTATGGAAAAAAGAAGACCAATTAGTTTTTCTAAACTTGATAAGGTAGTAAGAACAGGCTTACACCAATACGAACCTATCGCAACTGATAACAACACAACTGAAGATGGCGAAATCCTAATTACCAAAGCAACTCGCTGGATACCAATGTGTGAGTTAGCAAAAAGTAAAAAAGATAGAGACAGGGGTCTTGTTCTTTTTGTTTGGGAGATAGACGCCATACGAGAAGCCATTGAGAACTTCTATGAAAAAGATGTTGCTCAACAATTTATGAAGTCTAAGGATTGCCACGAGTGTTTGGCTCTATGTTTCAGGGAACACCTAGAGATGTTAGATGTTATGCCCTTGCGGGAGTTGTTCCCATCTGAAGAAGATGACGACACGGAAGAAGACACGATTTGACTTTTAGAAATCTATCATCTATACTTGGGGTTATAGAGAAAGGGGAAATGTGAAGCCAACAGATGTATTAGACATACAGGCATACTTCAAGGGGAAGTGCCTAGATAGTCGCTGGGAAGATTTACTACAAACCTATGTAGAGATTTCGGTTGGAAAGAAATACCTTTACACAGAAGCAGAGTGGGCTAAGTCTGACCACAAGAAGGCTATTGGCGTTTATCGCAGAGACATTATTGAAACAGGAAAGAACGCGGAGTGCTTCTTCGTCAAAGATGAAATGTCTGACTTAGTTACTTTTGCTTCTAATAAATTAGATGAGACAGATGAGATAGACATAAGTCTAATTCCTGCTGATAGAGGATTTGCTTACTTTGAGAAGCCACTTGCGGTTCAAGATGTTCGCGGAAGAGAAATGCTTATCAACCTAATGCTTTGGAAAAAAGTGTTTGGTGAAGATGGAAAGTTAGGCGTTTCAATCTCTTACTGGAATGACGCTTATAGAACTCCTGATGATTTGGCAAAAGTTATTCTTGCCGAGCCTGATGATGTAACTAGACTTCTAGGTCGCTTTCATTGGATTAGTTGTAAGAGTGTCTTTCAACACGAAAAGATAGGCAAAGAAGAAATCAACGCTAATGAAAAAGACATGGACGCTATACGCGCTTTGACTTTCAAGCCCGGTGGAAAAGAACTTCTTTCGGAAGAAGAGTGGGAAGATTACAAAAACAATAAACTAACTCCTGCTACTAACACGACAAGACTTATGTGGGCTTACTTCTTGATTATGTCGCAGACACTTACAGAGGTATCAAAGCACCAAGCAGAGAACAGAGCGCAACGCAAACGCATTGAGCGAGAAAACTTGCCGACAGAGTTTGTAGTTGTTCAGTTCCGCAAGCGTAGGTATGTAAATGCGGAAACAGATGAGACCCACGAAGCAAGTGCGATTGAGTGGTCGCATAGGTGGATTGTTGGTGGTCATTGGAGATGGCAACCATACAAAGACCCAATTAGTAAGGGAACTATCAAGAAGCGTATTTGGATTAGTCCTTATGTAAAAGGTCCGGAAGACAAGCCACTTATCGCCAAGAGCAAGGTGTTCGTGTTGGCGAAGTAAAAACAGATTTGACTTCTAAGGGGAAGTCCTGTATAATAAAGACAAGGGAAAAGAAAGGGGTTAGCAAATGGCTAACGATTTAGTAGAAGTACAAGTAACTGAAGAAGAATTATCTTTGCTCACTATGTCGGTGGGTATGTTCATTACTTTGATGGACGAAAAGATTGAACGCCGACACAAGAGGGGCGAGCGCGGTCAAGAGTTTGACTTGGAAGAGATGTTCTTCTTGATGGATAAGAAGTTCGGTGCTATGAACTTGTGGCGCAAGATGTTGGTGTCTGCTGGTTGCGACCCTGACCTTATTGCTGAACACATTGAAAAAGCCACAGAGGAAGAAGAGTTCTGATGGCTGAACACCATTACATAATCAAGTTTGATGATGAGACAGGAACTTGGTCTCACGACACAGATAGCGAAGAAGTGCGGTTTCCTGATGGAACTATTTGGGACGAAGCAGAGAACGAGTGGAAGTATGCCTATCAAGGTGATGGCGAGTTCTATCGTAATGCTGATGTCTATGATGATTATTTATCCCACATTATCTCCACTATGGATTGCTAAGGAAAAAGTAAAATGGACGAGATAAATCTTTCACGAACAGTAATGTTTGTTGGTAATTACTTTACCCTTATGACCACAGTTGTTCTTGATGAAACACTACGACAAGAAGACGAGAGTGATGAAGACTTTGCGGTGAGAACTGCGAGTGTCTTTATGAAGGAATACTATGGCTTTGATGTTGCGTCTTTCTCTAACGACATTGGTGTAGTAGATGAAGATGGAGATGATGATGAAGACTATGAGTAATCTTGACTTGTATGTGTCTATCTCGGACGCCATAGAAAATGGCGAGATGGATAAACAACTTCACGACCTCCGCAAACTTGTTGATGGCAGGTTGGCTCTCATTGGGGCAAATAAGAAGTTAGATGATTTTGCGGTTGGAGATAAAGTATCTATCAACGATAGGTGCGGAACTACCTACTTGCGTGGCGAAACTGCCAGCATTGTGGGTAAGCGCAGAACTAAACTGGCTATTCACCTTGATAACCCAAAGGGTCGGTTTGTTCGCAAGATGGCTACGGGAGAGATTTTGTCTGCCGAAGTCATAGTGCCACTTGAAATAGTTGATAAAATCTAAACCTAGAAAAACAGTATTGTCGCTATCTACCCCCCTTTCGGATAGCGACATAGAGCACGGGTAATACCCTTTCCCCTGTCGCTCCGCCACTCCCTTCACTCCTGTCTGAAGGGAGTTGGTGTGCTTTATGGCTTGACTTCCTACGAACTACTGATAGTGTTTAGGCACGCTAACCTTCTTCGTATGAGAATAGTTGCCAAAGACTTTCACCCTAACGGAGGGGCTTCACCCTTTGTTGCGTCCATTGTTGATAACCCTGATGACGGCGACACGAAACTTGTTATTATGTTTGGGGAGGAAGGGTGCGTTGCCGTCCTTTCGCTAGACTATCTTCTCCGAGATGAAGACATCTCAAACCGATACAACGGGCATAACGGAGAGAAATACGAACAACTTAGAGAAGAACTTTGGGAAGATTTTGTAGGCTAGGCAAAAAGTAAAAACCGACAGGGAGCAGTACGATGACCACAATTGCAGCCGTTCAGGGCGAGAACTGGGCTGTACTTGCATACGATAGTCGTGTTACTGAAGACAACAAGATTTATTCTTTACCGAAGGACAACGGCAAGGTAATAAAAAATGGCGAGTATCTCATTGGCGTAGCAGGAGACATGAGAGCCGTCAATCTAATGGCGTATGTGTTCAAGCCACCTACCATTACTCCATCGGCTTATGGCGTGAGGTTGGACAAGTTTATGACTATGAACTTCATACCTGAAATGAAAAAATGTTTTGAGGACAACTCATACTCAAAAGACGGCGAACACGAAAGCCAAATCATTGTCTCTATCAACGGTACTATCTACGAGATAGGCGAGGACTTCTCTTGGGCTAGAGACGAGTCCGGAGTTTATACAATCGGGTCTGGCGGAGGATACGCACAAGGAGCGTTACTTGCTACGCTTGAAACCCGCAAACGAACTCTTGGAACGGCAAAGACATTAGCAAGACAAGCAGTAACAATCGCTTCACGCCTTGACCCGAACTCTTCACCACCGGTCTATGTGATGGTTCAACACTTCGGTGTGGCTTAGCAAAAAGTAAAAACTCTCCGGCACGCAACAAGCCGGTCCTCTGCAAGTCAAAAAGTTATTCTGAAGTCGCTATGCGTACGCCTATTTGCTGAACGACACGACTTGACTTTTCTTTCTAGGGTTGCTATACTTCAGTTATTCAGTAGGGGGGCAGTCGCTGGACACCTGAACGACCTGAAACCTAGGGGGTCGGAAACAATACGACGCCCCTACTGAACCTAAAGAAAGGGAACCTATGGACACAATCTCCATGACTTACCACTTGCGTGGTAATTTTTATCCACCCCTACCACTTGACTACGCGGAACCCGCTATCAAGGCGTGGGAGTTTTATCAGGCAGAGGACTATGACGCAGTAATTACTTTACCTGCGGACATAGAGCCACACCCCGCTTGCGCTCGCAAGACTGAAGCAGGTTGGGAGTTATCTGCCAGCGACCTAGTGCGGATACTTCGCCTAGATAGGTAATTTATTTGGAGAAGCCCCGGCTGAAGAGCCGGGGTTTTTTCATGTACAAGTTATTCTGATGTCCGGCTCAGAAGAACGAGTTTTTACTTTTTGGCACCGGGCTCAGGACCCGGCTGTTGAAAGAACGAACAACTTGCGGAAGATGTGCGAGAGGGTTCTTGTTGGGATAGGATTTAGAAATGTGATACAAAACACAATGCGGATTTCCTATTTCAACTTGACTTCCCTGCCAAAACTGGTAAAATACTCTTATCAACTTCAGAAAGGGGAAAAACAATGAAGTGGATACTCGTCAAGAAGTCTGACGGAGAACGCGGAAATGCCGGTCTCAAGAAGATTTATCAGGTTATCGTTGAAGATAACAAAGTTATTACACTTTGGGGTAAGGCTGAAGAAGTCGCTCCACAAGCAAAGCAGGTAAAGAGTTTTGCTTATCCATTCCTTGCTAAGGCATACGCTAACGACAAGGTTCAATCTAAACTTACAAGAGGCTACGAAGTGGTGCTCGTAGCCTAATTCGGTGGGCAAGAAAGGCTCCCTCGTCTTGGTTGGTGCGGGGGAGTTTTTCTTTTCCTAATACTTGACTTTTATTAGACGCGGTGTTATACTTAGAGAAAGAAAGGGGGGACACTATGAAAGCAGTCATAATCACAACAAATGGTGAGAAGCAAGTGGTTGAATTTACTAACGAAACTTCTTACAAGACTTTATCTGACGCGGTTGGCGGAATGATAGAGTGCGTTGGAATTGACGAGAACACGGATATGTGGGTAAATGAAAATGGCATAGCAGAGGGCTTGCCACTAAACCTACACGGGTCTGCGATTTATTCGGAGACTTGGAAAGCAGGTAATCCTATTCTCGGCAATGTAATCATTACTGGCGGGACAGATGAAGAAGGCTACACGCTAGGACTGACTGACGAGCAGGTAGAGAAGTGGTTGGCATACAACTCACAGGTAATTCCAACTGCCTACTTATTCGGTGCGCTATACAACTAAATAGATTTCCCACAGAGAAGGCGCGGCTAATCCCCGCGTCTTTTTTGTTGTTCGCAGATTCCGGAGGTACCCCTGACCAAAAAGTAAAAACTCTCGTTTTGCGGTCTGAAGGATTTGGCGGTGCTGGACATAAAAATAACTTTGCGACACGACTTGACTTTCTAGGAGAGATGATGTTATACTTAGACAACAAGCCAACGAAAGGGAAAAGAAATGGCAAAGTATGTGGTTCTATGTGAGGCAGACGAGTGTGAGACAGAGAACGAAGATTTTGAAGATGATGGTTCAACCTATTGGTTTACCTGCGTAAAGTGCGGATACGACAACGAGGTGGTTCACTCGCCGTGGAAATAACAACTAAAGCCAAGTGCGTAGAGTGCGGTAGGGTCTTTGACCTACTCAATGAGGTAGATGCGGAAGAGTGGGGTTATGGACACGACTGCGAAGTTTTGTAAGTCTTGCTTGAATACTCACGCGGTAGAGGAAGATGCTTGCTATTGCGTGAGATGTTCAGAGAACTTTGATAGTGGTTGTATGAACGAGATAAATGGAGAACCCGTTTGTTTCCAATGCGACCCGACTTTCATACCAAAAGAGTAACTTGACTTTCTAATCCCACTATGTTATACTTAGGGTATTAGCAGAAAGGGGGTGAAGATAAATGCTAAGTTTCGGAGATTTCGTAAATGGTCTCAATGATGATGCTTGCGCAATGTGTGGTCGCAAGATAGTAAGTAAGAACCCTTGGTTGGTTCATCTATCTATCGCAGGAGCGATACTACACCCAGCAAGTGATGCGGATAGGGGGACTATCTCGCAGGGGTTCTGGCAGGTAGGAAGTGAGTGCGCCAAGAAGTTTGACCCTGCGGTGCTTGTGAAAAACTAAATAGAATTCAAGGAAGCCCCCGCGAAAGCGGGGGTTTTCTTTTTTGTGGGAGGTGGCTTACCAAAAAGTAAAAATCACCAAATGCCGGCTCCAGATAAAAACAACTTAAAATTGTTTGTAGTGAGCAAAAACCTTAGCAAAAAATGTGTAAAGACAATTCGGACATTTTGCCTGTGAGATACATCTCTTTTTAGGATTTGACTTTTATGCGGGTAGGTGTTATGCTTAGGTCAAGAAAGGGGAAATTATGTTCAAGTATGTATTCAAGCCACACCCTATTGAGTGGGCTTTCTATAAGAAGGCTTTGTGGGTGGTTGGTGCGGTAATTGTTATTACTGCCCTAATCTCCGCTAACGCTTTGAGTTTCTTATTGTTCTTTGGTGCGGGTTGGTATGCCCAGAAAGAGTATGCCAAGCGTCAGCCTAAGAAACGCAAGCCACGCAAGAAGAAGGCTTGATTTGACTTTTCTAAATGAAAGTGCTATACTTCAGTTATGAAGTATTTACCAGATAGCGCAGTAGTCGGAACATACAAGCGTATGCGCCGTAAGCCTAAGGCTACCTATAAGTCAAGGGCGCAGTATCAGAGGGAAGCAGACCTCTGGAACGCAATTGCCTATGCGGTATTAGGATTTGCTAAAAAGAAACAAAACTGATAAAATACAGAAATGGAGGAAAAAATGACGACAAAGACACAATGGACAGAAGTAGATGAAGACGACTTAGGTATTGCTCCGCAATACGAAGCGATTGCTTACCCAACAGATTTGTGGAACGAAATCTTGCCAAACCTTTTTCAAGGTGGAACAGATGACGAAGACACAATTTGGGAGCGCAAGCGTGAAGAACCACAGATTACTAAAGACTTCTTTGATACAGTAATTACTGCCTACCAATACGCAAACCCTGCGGATTGGCTAGTAAAAGAAATTCGCTATCCGTTTTACGATAGCCCAAGTATGAGTGGTATTGACTTCAAGGAGTTATTCCAAATTGTGCGGATTGCTCACGAAGATTGGAAGTCAGGTAAGCGAGTTCTTATTCGTTGCCAAGCAGGACTAAATCGTTCAGGGCTAGTTATGGCATTAGTGCTAATGCGAGAAGGTTATTCTGCGGAAGAAGCGATTTGCCTAATCCGAGATAAGCGAAGCCAATACGCACTATTCAACTCAACCTTTGAGAAGTGGTTGCTCTCGCTCCCTAAGGCGGAGTAATGGAAGCAACCACTTGCTCCAAGTGCGACGCAGACGCAAAGTGGATAGATTGCCCTTGCGGTGATGAGATGTGCTTTGCGGTGCGTTGCTATTGGAGTGAGTGCGCCTATGTAGAGTGGGGTTGCGAGGAAGAAGGGGCTAACCAAAAAGTAAAAGACCAGCCCATCTATCTCTCTACTTGCGACACGCCGAAAGTCAGGTAACTTGAAAAAAGTCAGGGAAGTTGCTATTATTACTTCATTGACTTAGAAGAAGTCAAACTTAGAGAAAGGGCTAAGAAAATGGCAGTAGTAATGAAGATGGATAAGAAGTTCATACAACGCAGACGAGTTGCGTTTGTTATCGCTCTTGCGCTCGCAGGTGCGCTTGTGTGGGGATTAGTTCAGGTATCAGGAAACCTATGGTGGGTTGGTGGCGAAGAAGGCTACTGCTGGGGTCAAATGGTTGAGTGCTATTTCGGGAAGGGGAAGTAATGAATAAAGGAAAGTTTGGGCAAGACCTTGCCAAGATTTCAGATAACGAGTTTGCGGAGTTCTTATTGAAGTTCGCATACATGACGCCAGAACAAATGGAAGAACGAGACAACTTACCAACAAAAGAAGCGCGGAGGGAGTTTATGAGAAATCTTCCGCTTCCAGCACTAGGAGGGAAAAAGTAAAAATGGTTCTAGATACAGGAACAATGTTTGCCATCATTATCGCGCTCGCAGGTTCGTGCTTCGTAATGGTAGTTTCCATCAACGCCTACGGGAAGTTGATGCGGGAGAACAAACAACTACGCCAAGAGTTGGTTGAGTTGGAGTGGAAGAAAATCAAGGAGGTGAACTAAATGGAAACATCACAGATTATTGCGGACGCAGAGTGTGATTTCAAATGCCAGTTTGAGTGGATTGAAGTCTCATCAAACTTCTTCAATGCGTCGGTTTATACGCCAGCATTGTTAGCAGGTATTGCGGGTTATGTTATTTATCGCATTATCAAGAAAGTAAAAGGTAATGTCCTATGACGAACAAGCCCACTTGGGATAAGTTTGAGGAAGCAACTGCGGTTGTAAATGGGCATAAGGTAGACCTTGACCCTAATCAAACTATTTGGAAAAACAAGTTCTACACAGTTATCAAGCACATACTTGAGCCTGAACTTGGAGACAAGAGTGGTATCCATCTTTCTATTCGCCACAACGAAAGAAAGGCGATTAGAGATTGGAGACACTTCCAACGCATCAAGAACGAACTTGCGGGTGCTGAAAGAGAAGCAGTAGAAATCTTCCCACCTGAAAGTCAGTTAGTTGATACATCAAATCAGTATCACCTTTGGGTTCTGCCTGAAGGCACAACATCTTTCTTCACTTGGAACGAAGGGCGTCATGTAGTCAATGACCCACAAGACCCAGAGAACAAAGAGTGGTTGCGGTCAAAAGGTTTAGACCCAGAGGTAATTATGGGAGCAAAACAACGACCTTATGAGGAGTGAGGGTGAGTTCAACAAAAAGTAAAAGAATTGCCGATGACGCCTCCCGTCTCTATGCGGAAGGGTTATCTATTGAGAGTGTGGCTAGCGAACTAAAGGTTTCGTATCGTTGCGCTCGCAAAGCAATTAGAAGTCGCGGGACACCTCTCCGCGACCCATCAGCCCGCGTCAAAGGACGCACAAGCCCAAAAAGGAAGAAGTCAGCCCAATGAATAATCTCAATGTAGTTTGGACTGCCGTAGGAGCGTTAGTCTTCGGACTTGCGTCTTTCCTCGCAGCGTGGCAGAATTCAGTTCCTTGGACTATCGCCCTAGGATTCTCGGCTTTGACGAGCGCGACGCTCGCAAGCAGGGAACGCTAGACAAAGTTCAAGGCAAAGCCCTCCGCATACCTTCCTCTTGCGGGGGGCTTCTTCTTGTGTCTTGACTTGACTTATTTCTTGATTAGTGTTATAGTATGCCTAATCAAAAAGAAAGGAGCCACCAATGGCAATCTCCCGCCCACAATACCCAACCTGCTTTACCTGCCGTCGTGAGTTCACCCACGCTTGTGATTCTCAAGGCGCATACTGCGAACACCACAACTTCACAGGTTATGTCTCCGAGTGCGACACCTGCCGTGTTTCACAAGCGCGAAAGTTCCTGGAAGCCGTAACAACTAAATAATTTTTGGAAGAAGCCCCGCTTCGGCGGGGTTTTTTCTTGCGCTCGCAGTTTTTACTTTTTGGTATCCAATCCTCCAGCCGGCTGTTGGACATCAGAACAACTTTCCTTTGCGTGTCTGGTTTGACTTTTATCGTGGCTAGTAGTATTGTTATGTCTTGAAAGGGGGTCTTCAATGACCACACAACAATTAGTTCTCTTCGGTGAGAACCCTGCTCCCGCACCTGCGGTTCCTGCGCCTGTCGCAAATGTTGCCCCAAAGTTCAATTGGAGGGAACTTTATGAGGCACTTTCTAAACTTCCTAAATCTAAATACGCCATACCAACAGATGAACTTATGGGTGATTATATGGTTCAACCTGTTGATAATGACCTTGTATTCGTTGAAATCCGCGAGTTCAAGAAGACTACATACCTTCGCCGTCTGATTGGCTCATACGGAGGGTTCTCTCGTATCAAGCCAGCACCCGAAGATACGCTTGCTTTTGTGCGTGTTTTGCTTGGCGACCCATACAAGTATGCCAAGTTGTTCGCTGTTCACTACGCTTGCTGTGCCAAGTGCGGTGCTGAACTCACAGATGAAACAAGTCGTGAGTTAGGTCTTGGTCCGGTCTGCCGACAGGCTTTCGGGAAGTAAGACACGAGTCAGATAAAGTGGCGACTCTCACCCCCAAAATCGCCACTTGTCTGACTTTTCTATGCTAAGGTAACACCATAAGACATAGCGACTTATAGAAAGAAAGGTTGTAAAACAACCCTCTCCCCACAGCGGGGGGAATAAGGCGGGTAAGTAACGCCGATGGTGGCTTCCACAGCACCCTGTCCCTGTCCCCTAACAAAGGAACACTCAATGCTAAAACCTACTAACAAAGCCATTGAAAAAATAATTGCGGTGGCGTTGTCAGTAACTTTTCTGTCTGTCGTTTCGGCTTTCGCCCAAACTTCAGGAGAAGAAAAAGTTGCCGACCTACAGGCTAAAGAGGCTATAACCATCAAGGCTGTAGAGGCAGAAATAGAAGCACAAAAAGCAAAACTCGCGGAACTTCAACTAAAGAAGTTCTCTGTAAAGAAGACTCCGTTCTCCGATGTAGAACTAGCCCAACTGCTATCAGCAGTCGGCTTTGAGGGCAAGGCTCTCAAAACAGCGTGGGCTGTCGTGAAGAAGGAATCTAATGGTCGCCCTCTTGCCTTCAATGGCAATACACGAACAGGCGACTCGTCATACGGAATCTTCCAAATCAATATGATTGGTGGTCTTGGCGTAGTGCGCCGAGATAAGTATGACCTTGACTCAAACAAAGATTTGTTTGACGCGGTAATCAACGCCGAAATCGCTTACCATATGAGTAATGGTGGGGAGGATTGGACTTCGTGGAAGATTCAAGCCCCTTACACTAATCGTGATGAGGTAAGATTTCAGTATTGGTATGAACGCTTCCCAGAAGGATTTTGATTATGAACAACGATGATGTAGTAGTCCCAGAACCTCACTCATACTACGAACCTGTAGTTGAGCCAGTTGCGGTGGAGTCCATCGTAGTTGAGCCAGAAGTTGAGCCAGCCATCTTCACAACACCAGAAGTTGTTGAGGAGTTGCCGGTTCCTGCGGCTGAAGAAAAGCCAGCAAAAAGTAAAAAGGTTGCAGATGCAGCGCCAAGTTCTTTTGCAGATGACGAAGTTGTTTTGTTGTCTAGCCTGAAGTTTCAAGCAATTTCCCGAAACTCTCGTTCTGTTTATTTAGTTCAAGAAAGACTTTATCAACTTGGATTTGATGGTGGATACGAAGACCAGCCGGGTTGGTTGAGCGAAGGAACACGCAGAGCGCTCGCACAATTCTGCCCTTGCGATGAAACATCTGTGCGGGTTGATGACGCGGAACTTATCAAGCGTCTGTTCGCAGGAACATCAGTAAAGGTTTCTGAATAACTTTTATAAAAATCAACGCTCCGGCTGTCAAGTAATCTTGATAAGCCGGGGCGTTAGGTTTTTGGAAGGACAGCATCTTGGCAGTACAGCAGAAAGCCCCTCTAAGAAATTAGGGGGGCTTTTCTGTTTGCTACGCTACTAGGCAGTAACTCCTGCGTGTGCGGTCATAATCAACGTGAACCCACGAATAAACCCAGCCTCGTTCTCTGTTATACACCTCTGTTCCTTCCAGCCACAATCCACACTTAGAACACTCGCCTCTAAACTCTGAACCTCCTACGCGGAGTTTTGGTTCAGGACGATGAGTTGTTTGTAAGTTGCTTGCTGCCAGGGGAGTTTTTACTTTTTGGTCAGCACTCTCCTCCACCTGTGTTTTGGGTGTGCTAATTATTTCTTTGAGGTGGCACTTTCCACATAAGGTTTCAGTTCCCTGAAACTTTGGGTTATACCAATCTCCACATTGAGAACACGCTCTTGGCTTCATCTAGTTATCTGTTTTCCTTTTTGATAGTTTGGTATGACTTGCTCTCGCCAGCACTATTGCGATAGCCATAGCGGACGAGCCTGAATTGAATAGCGGACGGAGTAACGCCTAGCAATTTTGCTAAACGATAAACTGTTACGCCTTGCTCTGTTGCTTGGTTGAGTAGGTAGGAGTATTCCTCTGCCTCTGCCCTAAACTTTTTACTAGACGAACGAACCTGTTGAGCGAAAGGTTGAAGTTCCTTTAGCCGTGCCAGCAGTTCCTCGTTAGGCATTGTGTATTGAACCTGTGTCGGTATTGGATAACGCGGTGGTTCAGGTAGCACTAAGTCAGGTGAGATAGGCGTTGCGGTAGTTCCCTTCACGATTTGTCTAATTGTTTCTCGTGATAGTTCTAACGCTTTTCCAATACTCGCCTGTGTCCAGCCCTTTTTAGTGAGAGCGTGAATAAGACCATTTCTACCTTCTTGGTCTAGCGACTTTAGTAAGTCAGCCATCTCTAGAGGTAGCACTTGCCCTATCTTGTTGATTTCACCAGCAAGACGCGGGTTTGTTTTCACTCGCGGGTATCTGTTGATTTCCCTAGCGGAGTGCGCTTTCTTTAGTTGTTCAGGATTTGTCCTGAAGTTTATCTTTGTCATTTTATCCTTTTATCCTTTCTTTGTCATAACCTTAGACAAGGCAAGGGGATTTGTCAAGTTGTTGTTATCGTCTGCGCTTAGGCTTTACGACATCAACAACCGAGAACACGATAGCGTTCCAAAAGTCTGCTTGCTTTTGGTAATGCGCTCTGCTCTTAGCACTAGCCTTTCCTCTGCGGTGTAGTCGCTTGTAAGTTCCGACTATCGCACTATCAGGTAGTCCTTTCATTTCCTTTTCCTTTCCCTATCTCTTATGCCTAATACTATGACATACGAATACATTTGTCAAGCCGTAGGGGTGTGTTTTATAGCACATACTCTGCGGGCATAGAAAAGCCCCCCTTGCGGGGGGCTTCTCGCCTTAGAACGCTATGCCTGTCAAGTGGCGGTAGCACTTGTCCTCTAGGTTATACATTGAGAGTTTAGTGCCACACTCGCAGTAGCGAGCCTTCTTATTGACTTTTAGTGGTTGAACATTTGAGCCTTCAATCTTTAGACCCATACCGAAGTCAAGTTCTAGGTCTTGTGTGATTGTGTCAAACATTTTGTTTCCCCCTTTGTTAGCACTCTTTGTGCTTGTGAGTAAATACTATGCTATGCGGGTAAGCGTGTCAAGTTGATTTCAGGTGATTTAGGTAACAATTTGATAACAAAAAACCCCCCTTGCGGGGGGCTTCTTGTGAGCCTCTTACCAGAACTTAGACCATAATCTAATCGGCTTCTCTGCGACTTGTAGAGCCTTGACTACTACCAGCCCCACACTCTCTAGAGTGTCGCCAACCTTTTCCAAGATTTCCTGCTCACTCTTTGAGAAGTTTGCGGTTACCTTGATTTCCATTTTTTCTTTCCCCCTTTGTTAGGTTTTTACTTTTTCCTAACACCTGAAGACTATCAAACCTTTGCCGTGTGTCAAGTTATTTTTAGTAGATGACCAGTCATACTTTGGCAACAAAAAAGCCCCCTTGCGGGGGCTTCTCTGCGAAGTCTTTTAGGCTAGTGATAGAGCCTCTCGTGGGTGGTTGAGAACAATCCCCAAGATTTCCTCTGCGCTTAGCATACGGGTTTCTGTGCCGTAGGCTTCCTCTGTAACGATAACGCTTGTGATAGGTGCGGTAGTGCCTAGAAGTAACTCTCGCACTCTTTCCTTGTAATCAACTACGAAACTGTAATTTGTCTCGTAAGACTTTCCCTCATCAACTGTAATCATTACTCCGTATTGTGCCATTTGTTTTTCCCTTTCTTTATTACTACACCTTGTAGTAATGAAGTAATAGTAGGATACCTTCCCAGCGTTGTCAAGTCATAACACATAAGATTGTTTGTTAGTTATCTCACACAACTTGTCAGCCTTGTCAGCCAGCCTAGTAAGTTACTCGTCAGTAACCTAGCCAGCCTGACACATAGCCAGCCTAAGACCTAACCATCTCCTAACCCTTGACTAGAACTTTAGACAATGACAAGAGCAACCAAGATGTCTAGTAGAACTAGAAACAAACAACAAAAAACATTTTTATTTGACCAGACAATGACCTTTGTTGATTGACATTTATAAACCAGACATCAAAAAGTAAAACTTGAGCCAACCCAACTCAACTTTATGTCAGAAACTTTCAACCAGAAACAATTTAGGCAAGGCACTAAAACATTTTCCGGAAACGATTTAGGCAAAGGCTCAAACCAAGCAGAGCCGTCTCACAGGCCAAAACCAAAAAACGTAAACCTTCATATATTTTACAAATCGTCCATTCTCTTTGGTCCTTTAGTCTTAGACGCCTCAATCAAATTGCTGTAGAATAGAGCAATGAAGAAAAAAGTCCGTCTCCCATCAGATGAAGTCAGATTTCTTTCTTCTCTAGAGCCGCCAGCACTCAACAATCGCATCAGAGCGTTGTGGAAAGCGGGTTGGTCTCTCAAAATAATTGCAGATTCTTTACAACCACCTAGACCTAAATCAACAGTTCACTTCTGGGTAAAGAACGCTGCCGATGAAGAGCAACGCAGACCTATACCTGCGACCCCACCAAAGTCTTTGACAACTACAGCGCCTCTACTAAACTCTCCAAGGCTTCGTAGCATCTCTCCAAGCGTTCCACCAGAACTCAAGCCACACCTACAAGAGTTAGCACTCCTTGCGAGCCGCTATAGGGCTAAGACTTCACCAGATAGTCCTTATGCCAAGGCTAATCAAGAACTTACTCATGTGGCTCGTATGCTTTATAACCGCGGGGTTCCTGCCGCAGACATCGCTGAAGCCGCTGGGATTACTTATAGAGCAATTGCAAGGCGGTTGGCAAATGGCTAGAACATATAAAACCGAGTCTGGAACATTTCTAGAAAGCGATTTAGTTATTGCTATATGGACAAACCCTAAAAAGCAAAAGGCTAGACCCAACGCTAGACCCCTTGAGACACTTACATCAGATAAAAACCCTTACCCAATAGCCTTTCCTTTAGAGATGCTTCAGAAAATACAATCTTGGATGTATTGTCATGTCGCTAAAAGCCAAGAGGATATAGATGACGTGCTCTTCAAAGGCAAAGCAACAAGAGAGAAGCCTCTTTTAGTTCCAGTAGCACTCGCTAAGCACTACCTAGGCTGGGAAGAGTTCTATGTGCCATCAGAGTATAAGGATTTAGGATGAAGGTTCACGCTGATGTCTTTCCAGCAGCCGTTGCGATTGCTCCCCCAGGTTCAGATGTTACTTTTGATAACTTCGGTCCTCGTGGCGGAGGTCCGCAGGGCACTAGAAGGCTTGATAGGTGCCGAATCATTATCGTCAACGACAAAATTATGATTGGTCTTGACTCCCCAGAAGGTCCTCAACTTGTTTTTCAAGAAACATATATCTCCCACGAACGCCAAGACAAATTACACATGGTCAAAACTATTGAGGGAAAGATGTTGGTCTTCAGAAAAGACGATAACTGTGGCTGCGGGTCGCGTCTTCGTTCTTGGCAGCCGTATGGGAGTATTGTGGAATGAAAGACCCTTTGGTTCTTATTATTACTGCGCTAGCAGCATATCGGCTGACCAGGTTCATAGTTCAAGATGAACTTATTTCATCCCTAAGAAACCGCCTCTGGAAGAAGTTTCCTCCAGAGACTAATAAGTTCGGCTATCTCTTTACTTGTGTGTGGTGTATGAGCATTTGGACAGCATCGCTACTTGTTCTATCAAGTATCATTATGCCTACGATAACTTTCTATGCCTGTCTAGTGCTTGCACTATCGGCCATAGTTGGTCTTCTAACCGCATACGAAAACAGAGATTGATTCGTATTCCGTGAAAAAGACAAGGAGTAATTCTGTGGGTGTATTTTCGCGTGACGGCGCTGGCGCAAGTGAGCCAAAAAAGCCAACCCCATCCCAAAATAGTAGGAAGCGCACTACTCGTCGCAGTAGCACTCGCTCTACACAAATCGTTACCGCATCTCCAGTAGTAACTGGACCAGCATCAATCTTTCTTTCTAATCCAGCAAAGTCTGCTACATATTCAACACCAAGAACTTTGACTGCCGCCGCTGTTCAAGTAAAAGTAAACGACAAAGGGGAGTTTGAGCAATTCAAATCTCGTCGTTCAGCAGCATCATCAGCATGGCAAGCAGAAGCGTGGGAATACTACGACGCTATTGGTGAAATCAAATATGCTTTCAATCTTGTCGCATCCGTTGTATCTCGTATTCGTATATACGCAGCAGTAGTTGATAATCCTTCAGAGACACCAGTATCAGTTCGCTCTTCATCAAAGATTGACCCACGTCTTGCGGCAGCAGCAGAACGTGCTCTCAATAGACTCAACTCTGCTTATGGCGGACAAGCAGGTCTTCTTCGTGATGCTGCACTCAATCTCTCTGTTGCTGGTGAATGTTATTTAGTTCAGATGCCAGAACAAAAGGGTCACGGTGTTCCAGAGTCTTGGGATGTTCGCTCTGTTGATGAAGTTCTTGCAGATAATCGCGGAGGATACAACGTTATCTCTCGCCGCGAAATGGGAACAGGTGGAAATGCACCTGGAGCAAAGAGACTTTCAAATAAAGCATTTGTAGGACGCATTTGGCGTTCACATCCACGCTTTTCAGATGAAGCAGACTCATCACTACGCGGTTTGTTAGACCTTTGCGCAGAACTTCTTCTTCTCAATAGAACATTTCGTGCTACAGCACGCTCTCGCCTAAACGCTGGCGCACTTTATCTTCCAGATGGTCTTTCAGTTGCTGCACAAGGCGACCCAGACTATCCATATGACACTGATAATGAATTAAATCCACAGTTTGTTGCTGAGGAAGCAGAAGATGAGTTTGAAGAGCAACTCATTGATGCAATGACAACTCCAATTCGTGATGAGGAGTCAGCATCAGCAGTTGTTCCACTTATTATTCGTGGTCCAGCAGAACTTGGCGACAAAATTAAGCAGTTCAAGTTTGAGCGTTCATTTGACCCAGCACTTGCCGAGCGTTCAGACCGCGTTCTAGAGCGCATCCTTCAAGGACTTGATGTTCCTAAGGACATTGTTACTGGACTTGCTAACGTAAAGTATTCAAACGCACTTCAAATTGATGAAGCACTCTACAAGGCACACATTGAGCCATTGATGTTGCTTATTGCTGACGCTCTGACCATTGTTTATCTTCGTCCATACCTTGAAGCACAAGGCTATAGCCCAGCAGATGTTGAGAAGATTGTTGTTTGGTATGACCCAAGCGCAGTTTCAACTCGCAATGACCGTGCTCAGGATGCTGATTCAGGATTTGACCGTGGAGTTATCTCACAAGAGGCGTGGCGTCGTGCTCACGGCTTCTCAAATGCTGATGCACCAACTCCTACAGAGATTGCGCTTCGTTTACTCAACGAACGTGGCTCAATTACACCAGAACTTACTGAAGCAATGCTTGCAGCGTTTGCTCCAGAGGCAATGAATGCTGTTCGTGATGCTGCGCAAGCACAATCAGTTGCTCCGATGGACCCAGCACTACAGCAACAACTAGACCAAGCATTGGCTCAGCCAGCACAACCAGAACAACCTGCTCAGGAGCAATAAAGTGTCAGACAAAAAAACTATTGCTCAAACACCAGCACCTAAAAAAGACAGAATCAAAGGTTCTAGTAAAAATAAAAAGGGTTCTGCTGGAAGTCAGAAGGCTGCACGAGAAGTTAAGTTCTCCGCCTCTGTTGAGAAGTCTTTGAAAGCAAAAGTTGAAGAACATAATGCTAAGTCAAAGCACAAAGTAACTCTTGGGAAACTAAAAGCGGTATACCGTCGTGGTGCAGGAGCATATTCTGTGTCTCATCGTCCTGGAATGACTCGCAATCAGTGGGCAATGGGTCGCGTCAACGCTTTCTTGCGTCTAGTAAAGAGCGGAAAGCCAAATAACCCTGCTTACAAATCAGATAATGATTTACTACCAAAGAGCCATCGTAAGGCAAGTGCTTCTGTTACTGCTGCTGGCTTAGTTCCAGAAGAAAAAGATTTAGCAGATGCTCTTGTTGAGATAGCGAACAAATATGGAAAGTTCAACGAAGACGCTACAGGTATTTGGGCTGGATATACACCAGCATCTGAGAACAAAGACCAAGAAATCGGTGTCCACTGCGCCAACTGTGTTCTTTATGCTGGTGGAGACCAATGCCAAATCATTTCTCTTCCTGTAGAGCCAATGGGTGTATGTCGTTTTGCTGTTTTGCCAGATGGAGTAATCAAAAAAGATTTTGGACCAAGTGAAGAAGAGATTGAAGAGTATTCACTTAGCAAAGAACTGTCAGTTTTTATTAAAAACGAAGAAGATTACGAATACCCAGAAGATGCTATTTTAGATATGACTGAATATTCTGGATTTGGTTATGAAGTAGAGCCAGCAATTCGCGCTGCATGGCTTCGCGGTGTAAGAAATGGGGATGACCCATTCCTTCGTGCATCGCTACTTGCTTCTCTTGGATATGAAAGTCTTGATGCTGATTTATTGCCTGAGCAGGAAGAGGAAGAAGAGTGAGCAGAGTTCGCCGCCTGAGTTACGCCATTTCTGAAGAAGGGCGTCGTGCACAATCTATTAGCCAAGCACGTCGTATTAGAGACGCTGCAATATCAATGGTTGAAGAAGCAAACCTCAGCATCACTCCTGCTCGTCGTGTAACTAAAAAGTCTGCATTTACTGTAGTTCTTCGCTCACTTGAGAAGACAAGAAGCCTTCCGTTCTCTCTTCGTCAACATATGGCTCTCAAAGAGTTATCTACATTTATCAACCTTGCACAAAGCAACAAATCAAACTCACTAACTCTATCTAATACTGATTTACTACCAATTGCTCACCCACGTTCAACTCGTTCACACTCAATGACAGCATCGGCTCTGCGTGAAGCAAGAGTTCGCTGGTATGTAGATGACCCAGAGATTAAAGACGAACGCACTAAAACAATTCTTGCTTCTGCTTTGATAGCAGAGGTTGATTCTCCAGAGTTTATTTACTACAACGCACTTCTTGCATCCCTTCCACAAGGTGAAGTTCCTCTACAAGCACTTCTTGCAGCATTTGGAGACGGTAACTCTCCGATGAACCGTTCTCTCCGTGCTCAACTACAGCGTCGTGACCGTCTAGGACGATTTGCTTTCCAAGGTGGAGGTCTCAAGGCTCTTATCAAGCGTGCTAGTGGAGTCTTTAGCCTTACAGGAAGAACTCTTATGGACCTTCCAGATGGAAGAGTTCAAATAGAACTTGCTGACGGAAGAATTGTTGCTGTAACTCCAGAGTTTGGTGAATACATTAAGGCTGTTCTTCCTGGTCAAAGCAAAGATGGTTTCTCACCGAAGCCTGTAAAAAATGTTTCTGTTTTTGATAAAGCAATTAATGAAAACGATTTAGAGTTTTTTGATAAGCCAGAAGGCTGGGAAAGTTTTGATGGACAGCCTAATGCTTTTAGAAATGAAGAGTGGACAGTTGCGCTAGGTAAAGATGAAAATGGAAATCGTAACTTTGCTGTAGAAAAAGATGGTAAAAAAGTTTTTGAAGACAAGTCATCTTGGGCAGATGTCCTAGATGCTATTGATGAGCACGAAAAAGTAGCAGAGAACCAGCCAGAGGCTAAGCCAGAACAGCAACAAGCAAAAGAGGCTGCTCCTGCTAAGAAGTTTGAGTTCAACTATCCAGAGAACGCATACAAGATTCGTCAGGACGCTGACTACTCTCCAGAAGGAAGAGTTGATGAGAACAGCCCAGACTTTACAGATGACCCTGCTGAACTTGCTCAGCGCTATGACGTTGAAGATTTGCGTGATGCTTTAGAAGAAGGTGTTCTACCTCAAGAAGGACAACCAGCACTAGGTTATGGAGTTCTTCCATTTGGTCGTGGAAATGAATATGTTCCAGCAGAGGCTTTATATCTTGCTCTCAAAGAGGCTGGCGAAGATAATGAGATGGAACTTGCCAGAATTTATGACAAGGAACTTGGTGGAAACGATAACGAGACTGCTCTCAATGATGCACGAAAGCCAGCAGAGCAAGTTGGACAATCAACTCCAGATGTTGCTGAATCATTCAAGAGAGAAACTGAAGTCAGTCAGGACGAAGAAACTCCAGCAGAGATTGATGCTCCATTTGTTGAAGAACAACGTGATGAAACTCCGCTACCTCCACTCCTAGAAGGATTAGATGAGAACGAACTTGCTCGCTTTATGGAGAGCAAGGACCACACACCACATCTTCCTAAGAATGAATCAGTACAGGATGTTCCAGAAGACTACGCTGTTCTTGATGAGGCTCCATTTGAGAACTGGAGTGAAGAAGCAAAGGGTGAAGGACTTCCAGAAGGATTTAGCGATAACCCAGTATGGATTGCACAGAACGTTTCTAAGGAAGAAAATCTCAAGGAACTTCGCCGTTCCGTTGAGCCAGGAAACCCTATGCCTGGATACGCAAACATCACTGCAAAAGATGGCGATGGCGAAGAAGTTGTAGTAAACGTTCCTGGCGAGGCAGTTCGTGATGCGCTTCAACTACAGGGAGTAGACACAAACGCTGAATTAGAAAAGATTTATGACGAAGGCCGTGAAGGTCAGCGTCAAGGAATTGGCGAGAGTGAAGCAGGACGCATCATCGCTGAAATTGAAAAAGAAGATGGCGTCCTAATTCCTGAGCAAATCGCTGGGCCTGTATTCCCCTTCCCTAAAGATGACACTCCACGTTTTGATAAAGGAATGATGCCTGGACTACCTGGCTTAAAGCGTGACCCTGAAGAACCTATTGATTTAGTTGGAACTAACATCAAAGTTGGCGACAGAGTTCTCCACCGAGGAAAATATAAAAAAGTAAAAGAAATTAGCGGCAAGGGTATAGATAGAACTGTTTGGTTTGAAGAAGAGTTCCCTGGAGAAAATAGTTGGCTACAAGTTGGAATTAAAGAACATTCAGTTAAGCGTCCTGTAGAAAATGAAGGACCTGAAACAATTGATGTTGCTGGTGAGAAAGTTGTTAAAGACCCTATTGGACTTGGTGATTGGAACCTTGACAACTTTGTCTTGAGAAAAGTATTTGGTAAGTGGACTGTTCGTGACAAGAATGGCGAAAAGAAGTTTGGCAAATATGACACGATGGAAGATGCAGTAAAGGCTATCCAGGAATCTAGAGGAGATAAACCAACTCCAACTCCTGCAAAGCCAGAAGCATCTGAGCGTAAGCCAGGCACTGCTACAGAGGGTGAAAAGAGTCTTGATGTAAAAGCAATGCTTTATGAAGAAGAAGCATTAGCAGACAAGTATCAAGAGGAAGAGGGAATGTCTCGCGGTGACGCTCAGGCTGTTGCTGAAGCAGATATGAAGCGCAAGTATGGTAAGACTGCTTTTGAGGCACTCAATGAACTTTCTCGTGAAGATGCGCTAAAAATTCTTGATGAGCGTCAGGAAGAAATTGATGCAGGAAAGCCCGCTGCAATTTCTGAGAAGAAAAACATTCCATCAAAGCCAGCAGCAGATTACGATGCTGGTTCGTTGGCAGAAGTTCCAGACGGAAACGAAGAGAATATCAAGCCAGCAGATGTTGAGGCTGTTGACCCTGTAAATCCAGAGAATGTTCCGCCACAAAGAGTTCTTGCTAAAGTTACTGACCTCAAGCCTGGCGACATTACTGTTGGTGACCACTTTGTTATTACTGAAATTGGTGAGAAGGTTCCTGGAACTGACCGCGTAAAGATTAAGGGTTACTACCCAGGACACGTTGAGCAAGACACTAAGCAGTGGAATGAATGGCGTGAAATTCCTGTCATCCGTGGTGCACAAGCGCCAGAG